AATAGTTATTTTCAGCAGTAAATGTAACAACTCCTGCAGAAGCAGTTACATTTGTAATAATTGATTGACCAACTTTATGCCGAAGTGTTAAACCGTGTGGCAGAATAAAAGATGTTTGTTGATTAGGTGTGATCGTATTAGAAGATTGTTGCCACGATGAAACTTGCGTTCCAGCTTTCGTTTTGCGAAATATGTTTGACAATTTATCTCCTAGTAGAAAATGTAAAGAATACCAGCGCCACCAGAAGCAGAACCACCACCACCACCTCCGCCGCCAAGGCCACCTGCACCACCATTAACTCCAGATGCGTTAGTTCCATTTCCAGCAACACCACCACCACCACCGCCTGCGCCATTAGTATTAGTTCCAGTTGTTCCTGCACCGCCAGTAGTTGTTGCGCCAGTCAAAATGTTTATTCCATTTCCACCATTGCCACCTGTACGAGAACCTGTTGAAGTTGTAGCATTGCCTCCACCGCCGCCGACTAAACCTGAACCACCATTACCAGCAATAAGCGTTCCTGAACCAGTAACAATATGGTTTCCACCACCGCCACCTGAAATGCCATTACCGCCATTGCCGCCGTTTACTCCCGCAGTGATAGAACCACCACCACCGCCCGCGCCACCGCCAATGCCGCCGTTACCGCCGCTACCAGAACCACCAGCACCACCAGAAATTGCATAATAATTTGTTGCTCCAGAACCACCACCGCCACCACCACCTACACCTTGTCCAGCACTACCTAGCAATGTTGTTCCACCTTGAGAACCAGTACCACCACCTGCGATAATATGACCGTAGCGTGTATAACCACCCGTTCCTACTACGTTTGTTGCCCCAGCACCAACAATGCAAGTTGGGTTGGCTAAAGTCCAACCCCAAGCAACTCCACCTGCACCGCCGCCACCGTAAATACTGCCACCACCAGCGCCACCACCACCAACACAGATTGCATAAACCCAAGTGATACCTGCGGGAATTGTAACTGAGGTTGTACCTGCGTTAATTGTGCGTCTAAGGGTTAAGCCGTGAGGCAAAATAAAAGATGTTTGAGATGCTGGAGTAACTGTGTCACTTTGTGACCAGCTAGAAACTTGCGAACTAGATTCGCCTCTACGAATCGGGTTAGCCATTAGGAAATCCTGTTGATATAACCTGAAACTGTAATAACATTTGCGGTTCCAGCGTAGGCAGCAATTGTATTGCCTGCTGCACCTGTACCAGTCAAAATAAGTCCAGGTACCACAAGGGTTAAGCCTGACAATGACGGAATTGTAATTTTAATATCATCATCAACTGCAGTTGTTCCACCATATTGAATAGTTAAAACAACGGCAGCAGTAGATGAATTGTAAGCATAAAGCCAAACTTCATCAATAACACTTGCAGATGTTCCTGTTGTGTGGATAGTTGTACCAGTTGAGGCAGTTGCAACCACCTTAATTGGTGAACCATCTGTTGCACCTGAGAATGGTACTTTGCTATACGTTGCCATTTGTTATCCTATCCGAATACCTGTTGAGAAATTACACTTTGGTCTGAATCATAAATTGCAGTTCCTGTTGTACCAGTAGAACCTGTCGGTCCTGTAATACCCTGTGCACCAGTAGAACCAGTTGGACCAGTAGAGCCTGTTGCTCCTACTGCTCCATTACTTCCTGTTGGTCCTGTTGCACCATTGGTTCCATTAGTTCCATCTGCTCCAGTAGGACCAGTAGACCCAGTAGTGCCAACGGCACCAGTATTACCAACAGCGCCAGTATTACCTGTTGCACCTATTGCTCCCGTCGCTCCTGTAGGTCCTGTTGGCCCTGCAACCGTAGAGGCTGCACCTGTATTGCCAGTAGGTCCTGTTACACCTTGTGCTCCTGTAGGTCCAGTAGGACCCATGACAGTTGAATCTGCACCAGTAGGTCCAGTTACACCAGTATTACCTTGCGGCCCTGTAGGGCCTGTTAAACCTGTATTACCAGTTGCTCCTGTAGCACCTGTTAAACCAGTAGAGCCTGTGGCTCCAGTTAATCCTGTGTTGCCCGTGGCTCCTTGAATGCCTTGTAGACCAACATCGCCTTGTTGTCCTTGTAGACCAGTTGGGCCAGTTGGTCCAGTAGGACCTATATCTCCAGGTGTTCCCTGTGGGCCAGCATCATTTGAAAGAGTCAATCCAACATTAGGTGTAACAGATTCAATAACAATTATTGTATCCGTACCTGTAGCGTCTTCAACATTTACATAGACAGCAGGTTGGATACTTTCAATAATAACAAAGTCATCACTCAAGTTGTCACCGCTCCCGTTACAACAAACTGTCCTTCAAGAATTCGTTTTACTTCTGTGCCTGAATCTAAAATTAAATCATAAGCATTGCTGTTTGCCTTGAATCCTGCAGTAACACTTGCTGGAATATTAACAGTTACCTGACCATTAGTTGTACCAAGAGTAATATAATTACTTGTAGTTGCTACAATAACTGTTGTAGATGCGCCAATGAATGGGCGAACTGTCATAGTTGCTGTGTAGTTAGTTAAATCCCAAGGGGTTTCATCATTCTTAATCGTAAAGATAAAGTTAAATGTGGTACCTTGTTCACATACGATATTATACGATGCACTCATTTTGAAACCCCTTTAGATTAAATTACTTATTCTTCTTTGCTGCTGCTACCGCTGCTGCACGACGCTTGTTTTCAGCGGCTACCTGTGCTGCAGTCATTCCTTGGTTTGAACCACCACTAATTGCCTTGGCTGCGCCAAATACAAACTTAGCAAATGGGTCAGTTGTTCCTGACTTCTTTACTGGAGCCTTAGTAGAAGTAGTCTTAGTTGCTGACATACGTGCTGCATCTGCACTTTTAGCAACTGGCTTAACAGGCTTCATTGAGCCAGCACGTGCTGCGTCTGGAGACTTAGCAACTGCCTTTGCTGATGCTTTAGCCTTTGCTAAACGGTCTGCACCGTACATGCGCTTAACGCCCTGTACATATGATGCATCTGTTGATGTTGCTGCCTTCTTAAGAGAAGCAGCCATTCCTGACTTTTTGATTGAATCGATTGTTGCTTGACTTACTGGAGTGTATAGGTTAGAACCCTTCATTCCTTTACCGCCACCTTTTGGAAGTCCACGCTTTGGCTTCATCGCTGCTGCGCGAGCCTCATCTGCTGATTTTGCCATTACCATTTCACCTTATCTGCCCAATATGCGGCACTCATTTTTCCTTTGGATATATTCTTAGCATGTCTTGCTTTGAAAGACTTACGACGTGCTGCATAGGCAGCAGATTCTCCTGCTTTTTTAGGTGAGCCAGAAACGCCTTGTTGTCCAAAGCGGATGGTCTTAACCTGGCTACCTACCTTAGCCACAACAACGTGTGACTTAGTAGGGTGGCTTGGAGTAGCCTTAGGCTTGTTATAGCCTGCGACTCCTGCCCGTGTTAGTCGTGAATCTTTCACTTCTTTTTCCTTGCTCCTGCATTGTCTATTAGATTTGGATAAGGACGACCTGCTGCTTTAGCACGTGCCTTAGCCCTAGCCTTCTGTGCTGGTGTTAAAGGCTTTGACTTCTTCTTAGGGTTTTTAGTTTCCCAGAATGGTTTAGCCTTCATCAGCACTTACACTTATTGTCTGGCTTACCGCATAAGCGGCAAGGTCCTGGTTTTCTAATTGGCATTTACTTCTTCTTTCTTGCCATCTTCTTAGGCTTAGCCTTGCCAGCCTCTGAAAGAGCAATAGCAATTGCTTGTTTACGAGACTTAACTACTTTGCCACCCTTACCAGAGTGAAGTGTTCCAGTCTTGAACTCATGCATAACTTTCTGAGTCTTGGTCTTCTTCATTACTTCCAGCCCTTTGTAAGACTTGGAAGTGGATTTGTAGACTTCTTAAGCATACCTGGGTACTTCTTATCAATTGCTGCTCTTTGCTTCTTTATGTCAGCACCAGAATTAGCAGCCTTAACTTGACGCTGATATTCCTTAATAGCATCTTCTGTTGACATACTCTTGGTATAGTTATTTGCCATGATTACTTGCTGCCAAACATTCCACGACGTGCAGACTTCTTAGCAGTTTTCTTGGCTGTTTTTTTTACAGCCTTCTTCTTAGTACCATATTCTGCCATACGAGCAGACATTGGTTCTGACTTCTCATGCATTTTCATAGCCTTCATAGATGCGTACTTCTCGCCTTTAACTGACATTAGACTAGCCCTACTTCCTTTAGTTTAGATACTGTGTTATTTTGAATTAAGTTACTACTTGGCATGGTATTTGAATCGTAAGCCTTACCCATAGCATCAGATGCTCTACGGGCTTCTTGAATCTTTGCCATGCTTGTTCCTGCTGGTTGGATGCCATCAGCACGTGCTTGCTTGTATGCATCCATTTCTCTATCCCACGCTTTGTTAGTCATTGCCTTGCTAGATGAAGCATCTCCTGGACTCATTTGTAGTCCTAGAACTTTGCATCCAAAGCAACCTTCAACATCCTCAGGATGGTCTTGTCTATGTATCATATTGTCTCCACTGTGTAACCTGCTGCTTCTAGAGCAGCCTTTTCTCCTGGACTAACTTCATACGAATATCCACCAATGTAAGCAGCCTCTGCAGACTCTATCTCTTCGCTAGAAGGAGTACGAAGTTCGTAATACTCTCCATCTATCTTGAGCACTGAGATGCCTCTTACAAGCCTGTAACGGCTAAATAAGCGACCTTCACCTGCAGGACCTTCACTGATTGTAGGTGTTGTAAATCTATATGCCATTTAGCCTCCTAAGCCGTTTTATGGATAGAGCAGGAGTTACCCCCTGCCCCACCCATCTAATTACTTAGATTATGGACGAACTGATGAAGCAGTTTCAATGCGGTACAATGCAGCCTGGCGATAAACAGCCCAGTTGATGATACCGTGCCAGCCGACTGGACGGAAACGGTTCAACTTGTCTACAACGTTACCAAACTCAATGCTTGGTTCCTTCCATACTGCCTCAGCAAGTGCTTGCTGTCCTAGTACGTAAGTGTTGAAAACGCGGCACTTTGGAGTCACTGTAAGAGTGTTTGTTCCAACTGTACCTGAGTTAGCGACAGACACTGTGAATGTAGTGTTTGTTGCACCAACTGAGATTGCTGTAATCAAGGCACCTGAACCTACGTTAGTACCAGAGATAGCATCTCCAACCTCAGCAAGACCACCGAAAGCACCATTTGCTGCCACGATTGTGTACTCACCTGAAACACCGCTTACTGCTGGAGCAGTAGCAAGTGCTGTCTGAGCAGCACCTGTGTTTGTTGAAGTCATTGTAGGTGTCTCAATGAAGCGAACACCTTCCCATGCGCCGATTTCGCCAGCGTATAGTGATTGAATGTTCTGGTACTCGTTTGGTGTACGCCAGATGTTGTTTCCTGTCTCTGTACGGAGGTCATGAGAAACTTCTGGGTGAACATACGCTGTGTACATTCCACCGCGAGTAGCAACATTTGAAGCACGCAACTTTGTTACTGCGTAACGGATGTCGCGACCCTTCAATGTATCTGTTGTTGTGATTGTTGACTTTGCTGCAGTTGTAGAAAGTGCACCAGCAGATTCGCGGATGACGTTTGTACCTGCATCAAGAACAGATGCAATTCCTGCATCTAGAGTCATAGCCATGTTGAATGAGACTGCGTTAGCAATCCATGGGTCAACATCTGCAAGTGACATTAGTGACAACTTGCGTGTTGGAAGCACTACGCGACCTAGTTCTTGCTGTGAAACATCAAGAGTTGTAGTTGCTGGTAGTACTACTGCATCTGGGTCTACAGTTTCAGCGAGTGTTGCACCAGCAATTGTGGTGTCAGCAATATCGTTGTGGAACTGGAAACGGATTGAAGAACCGTCGTGAGTTGGATTTCCGACCTTCTTGTCCGCGATAGCGCGGAACTGTGGTGTGTTACGCAAGTTGAGTTCAATCAACTTGTCATAAGCCATAGTTACAAGATTGGAACCTAACCCAGAGGTTGAAGTTGAAAAGACATCGGCCATTTGGCGATATCCCCTTTCTGGTTAGTGTGCGGTTTTAATTACCGCTGAGAATGGATATAATTTCTTCTTCTGAACTTGCGTTAGCAATACGATTTTCTATATCGTTAGAAAAAGCAGGTGTATCTGCGCCAGTTAGCACTGAATCCATTTTCCGCATAGCGGTGATATCATTTTGATTTACTGCTGGCTTAGGTGCTGGTGTGTATCCGAATACATCACCATTTGCATCTAACCAGTTACTAATAGCATCTTCAGATGCCTCAATATCAGATGGAATAAACTGTGCAATCTTTTGATTTACACCTTTGGATGCAAGTACATCCTTTAGAATCCGCTCTTTTTGGGCTTTGGTGAGTTCACCATAAGATGATTCAAGTTCCTTAGTCTTGCGCTGTTCAGCCTTTAATTGCTTACGTAGTCGCTTAACAAGGTCTGAATCTGATTCAAATACAGGTGTACTTGTCTCGTCATCGTCTTCGTCATCTGCCCAGTAGTTGTCGCGGTTTTCGCTCATAGCGAGTCTCCCTTTTAGTAGTTGTCGCACACCTCAATCCAGATGGGGTTTCTGTATTGGCTTGTACTATCGGTCTTGTACGCCCTCTAGGGCCGATTGGTCTAGAGAGGATTCTTTTATATTGTTCCTAGTATGTTTCTCTTTGCCAAGGAACTAGATGTAATTCCTGATGAACCTTGGAAGGCACGGGTCTCTAGTTCTTTCAAACGCTTGCGACGTTCTGACTCAAGTCCGCTGAACTGTTCTTTCTCAAGTTCTGACTGAACCTGGCCCATAGTTGCAACGCGTTGGTTCTCATAGATTCCTGAAAGTTTAGTTGTTGTACCAAGTTGAGCGGCAATATTTTCAAAGCCTTGAGCAGCAAGTGCAGATGCTTCTGTCTCTGACATGCCTTTCTCAACCAATGTCTGTGCAAGAGCCTTGAATCGTTCACTATTGAACTGAATACCAGACTGTGCACGACGAACAGCCTCGGCAGCAAATGCACCAGTTGTTCGGTTAATATTGAGTTGTTCTTGACCAATCTTAGAATCCATAAAGAAATCCTTTAGGTCTGCAGATGTAGCAATATAGCCAAGTTTCTGCAATGCCTCGACGTATGATGGGTCTTGATTGTTTGACTTGAGGGTTGCAATGTTTGCTCGCTCAGCCAAATCTTTAGCAGATACATTGTTCTTGGTGTATTGCTTTAGGGATTCCTTGTCAAGATACTTTTTACTTAGACCGTACTTGTCTACTACCTCTTTGTAACCCTCAACTGCATTGAATAGTTCATTAGCAGATTTAGGGGTTACTAGACCTTCATTAAGATAGCCATACTCAGCATAGAATGGAGATTCAATCTTTGTTCCATTTTTAAGTGTATAGTCTTTATTGTTTAAGAATATCTCTGTAGCATTGTCGTAGTCTAGACCTTCTTTAAGAAGGCTAGTTAAGAACGATGTAGAAGAGTCAAGAATTGATGAAGTAAAGCCTAAGGAACGAAGTGATGCTTTAAGATAAGTTATATTAGTTGTAGGGCCTGTATCACCTGTGGCACCTGTGGCACCTGTAGCCCCACCTGTTGCACCTATAGCACCAGTAAGTCCTGTGGCTCCTGCTTTAGGAATAATTGCAGATGTACCATCAGAATAAGTTACTGTCTTGCTACCATCAGGATTATCAACAGTTAGGACAATTGTTTTTGTTCCAAGTGTTGCTGGTGCTGCTTCTACAATTGTATTTGCACCTACTGCACTTGATGCAGTTGCTGCGGTTGTGCCACCTGCAGAACGAGCACCATACTTTGCTTGATTCTCTGGAGTGTCTGGAGCCTGATAGAGTTTCCACTCACCAGTATTAACTCCACCAATCCATGAGTAATAGTTAAGCATACCATTTGCAGGAGCAGGTGCTTCTGGACGAACAGCAAAGTTCTTCATTGGGTCAGTTGCTGCACGTGCTGCTGCATCGGCAGCCATTGCTGCTTCACGTGCTGCTTGAATGTAATCAGTCTTTTCTGTCTGAGTCATTGCTGCACGTTGTTCAGGAGTCAAATCAGCATAAGCAGTCTTTGTTGGGTCTGGCTTTGTATCTACTGCTCCCGTGGCTCCTGTTGCACTACCTGTTGCACCAGTAGCCCCAGTTGCGGTACTCTGTGTTCCAGTAGCGCCTACTGATGCTGCTTGTACACCAGCCAATGTTGTTGTATTAATAGTTGTTGCTGCAGGAGTCGGAGTAACGGGAGTCGCCACTGGCGTAGGAGTTACTGTAGGTGCTGCTGCTGCATCTGCTGCTTCTTTTGCTTTGAATGCTTGATATGTTGCTGCTTGTTCTGTTGCTAACTTTAATGCTGCAGCCTGTGCTGCAGCAGTCTTTGCTGCTGCGGCGGTGGCGGCGGCGTCTGCTTGAGCCTTAGCATCTGCTGCAGCCTTATCTGCTGCTGCCTTTGCATCCGCAAGTGCTTTATCTGCCGCTGCTTTATCTGCAGCAGTTTTTATCGCTGCTGCTTGGGCAGCCGCTTCTGCCTGTGCCTTTGCAGCCGCTTGTGCTGCTGCGGCAGCAAATGCTGCATTGATAGCAGCCTGTGCTGCGGCGGCAGGCTTTGCATCTTCAATAGCCTTTTGCGCTGCCGCTGCTTGTGCATTTGCAATTGCTTGTGCTTGTGCTGCGGCTGCGGCCTGTGCTGCTGCCTGCGCTTGTGCTGCGGCTATTGCTGCTGCATTTTGTGAATCTGTTACGCTAGAAACAGGTGCTGTAGGCGCTGGTGTTGGAGTAGGTGTTGTAGTAGTGGTTGTGGTGGGTGCAGTTGAACCTTCACCATCAACCATCATTCTTGTACTAATAGCCATTATTCACGCCCTAACTTACTCTTAAGACTTTGGAACATATTAACTGATTCATTGATTGCTGTAGATGTCTTGCCATAACCTGCATCACTCATAATCAATTTAGTCATTTCCCAGTCGTTAGGTAGGCGATACTTACCGTCATCACCTTTGAAGTTGAGGGCTTGCTTAAGAATAGGGTCTTTCTCTGTAACGTCTCTTTCAAGAGCATTAGATAGTGACTGCATGAGTGGCTTGACATACTTGTCAGCATCTTCTCCTGCATTAACATAATCTGCGATTCCCATGTACTTAGCAGCAACTTGGTTGCGGATAGTAGTCTTGTATTGTTTAATCTTTTCTTGTGCAACATTCTGGTCTGTTGTCGCTAGGATATCCTTGATAACAGGAGCCAATGTCCCCAAGTCAGGTGCTGTTGCATAATTTTTTGTACTTGCACTTACTAGGTCATCATAGATAGCCTTAGCAGCGCCACCAAGATTCCCAGCAGTAAACTTCTCATTTGGGAAGTTCTTAACTAGGAAGTCAGCAACGAATTGCTGTTGCTCTTGTTCAGTAAAGCCTTCACCACTTGTAATTGTATCTGTCTTATTAATTGTCTTATATTGTAAGACGCCATCAGCATTCTTTAACTGCTTTGCATAGACAGGGTTGCCAAACTTATCAATCTTCTGTTTCTTAGTATTAGGGTCAATAACAGGCTTACTCTTCTTATCATAGAGCGGAGCAAAAGATGTAGTCTGATTAGTTGTAGTTGTAGGTTGCTGGTCTTTAGCAGTACTATTCCACTGCTTTACAAACATATCATCTAGTTCTTTAGTAGCAGCAACACCAAAAGCAGCAAAGTATGCGTCATTAAAGTCTGAGCGTGCATCAGTAATATCTTTTAACTGTAATGCTGTGGATACTTGCTTATTGTACTTTGTAGTAGTATCAGGTTGTTTAATTGCAGGTTTAGCACCTACACCATAGTTCTTAAGAGTCTGTAGATAGGAAATAGGGTCTGCATTATTAGCAGCAGCAAGACCAATGATTGTAGCCATTGCAGAGTCATCTCCAGGCCCAATTACACCAATCGGTGTCTTAGCCTTTGAGAAGCCTGTAGCACGGGCAAGTGACTGCCAGTAGTCAAACATATTAGTCTCTTTAGCACCAGTAGGTGCTGCTTGAGCACTAAGCATACGCTTTAGATTCTGTAATTCAATAGCCTTTGCTGTAGCATCTGGAGCATTAAGATAAGGCAAATAAGGGTTAGTAGCGCCATACATGTTAGCAGGCATTCCACTCATGATTGCATTAGACATTGATGAGAAAGCAGTTGGACGCGATGCAGCAGCACGCGCTTCATCTGCAGTTTTATAAACTATTTTGTCAGCCATTTTAGCCCTTCAATTGTCCTGCGAATACTCCGTAGTACATACGAGAGAATGATGGATTTTCTAACATTAGTTCCTCAGCCAATGAAACAAGTTCATTGCGCATTAGCGTTGCCAATCCACCCTTTGCAGTTAGTTCTGCATAGTTAGATACCTTTGCTTTATTTAACAAAGTTTGGAACTCTTGATACTTAGGATAGAAAGTTGAAACTTGGTTATACACAGAAGACTGAGTAAATGCTGGGTCTTGTAGTGCTTCACCAATACGAGCAATACGCTCCTGAGCAGTGCCAGTTGTGACAGTATCAGGTGGTCGAGAACCACCAAATTCCTTGTTTAACTTGTCAATCTGCTCTTTGTACCAGAAGTCTGGGTAGCGATTAGCAATCTGCTGTTCTGCAATTTGGTCCTTAAGCATTGAATAAACCATGCTCTCAGCCTCATTAGAAAGTTCTGTAGCAGATAGGCTACGACGTGCACCAGTTGTTTTTTGCCAGTTATAGTACTTAAGTGAATACTCGCCACCAGGGAAGAAGTAAGGAACTACATCTCCAGGAGAACGGGCATATTTATCAGCAGCACTTGGGTTATTGTTCAACCAAGTCCATGCATCATCAGTACCACGTACGTTGCCTGTAGAGCCACCTAGTGCAATAAGCAAGTTATTAGCACCAAATGTCTCAGCAAACTGGTATACAGACTTGCCATAATCACCTGGGTTCTTGCGAGAAATCGCATCCCAATGTGAGTAAAGCATTGTCAAAGTCATAAAGTTCATCTTGTTGTCAGGATTCTTAATCTTTGCAAGAATCTCTGTAGATGGTGTAGCAGGTGAGATGCTTTGGAACAGTGCGTTCAAGAAGCCAACCTCACGAGATAGTGATTCAGCATCATGGAATAACTTTGTACGCGCACTATCACTTGCTAATGGATTAGCACCATAATCACCTGTAGAGGCTAGGTATGATGCCCAGTCCTTAATACCACGCTGAACCATTGTTTCATCACCCATACGGTAAGCAATAGTCTTGCGTAGCCATGCTGGAAACACGAAGTCTTCTGCAGATTTAGGTGCACCAAATGGTGTAATAATGTCACGTAAGATATCATTAACTGGACCAAATGCTGTAGTCTTTCCACTTGCAGCATACAATCCCTGTAGTGCAGGTCCAATACCAGGCAATCCTGGGTTAACCTGACCAAATGCTAAGTTAAGTGACTGTACTGGTGCAGTAATCTGCATAGCACTACGCATATCTACGTTCATGCCAGCCATAGCACCCATTACAGAGCCTACTAGAGGAATCTTAAACTGCTTATTAGTTGACCCTGGCTCTGTGTAAAAGAAACCCTGTTGGTCGTCATAAGTCATACCAGTCACATCATAAAGGGTGTTTGAACCCTGTTGATTGAGTGAGTTGTATGCCTTACCAAACTTGATAGCAGGAACTGGGTTAGCCCAGAATAATTCGTTCCACTTGTTAAGTGTATTGTAGTGTGCCTGTGCGAATGGGAATGCTAAACGCCATGCGTTAGCCCATTGATTCTGACGAGCAGCATCATAGAATAGGTCTTTAACATACTTAGATGCCTCACGAGCAGCCATCTGATGTAGTGTCTGTAGGTCAGTTCCACCTTCTTGTACATAACCAGGCTTTTCACGCTTCTTAACTTCTTGTTGAAGCAGACGAAGAGTAGGATGCTTGCGTCCAATAGTCTTCTTGCCAAATACTACAGGTGCTAAAGAGTTGTTTGCATTCTTAAGCATTGTGGTTAGGTCTTCTGTCTTGACCATAGGCACATATCCACCCATAAAGTCCCAGTATGACATTTGATATTCAGGACCAAAGTTATACTTGCTCTCTAGACGAGTTGCTAGTTCAAAGAACTTATCAACTATGTAAGTAATCTCTTTAGGTCCAGCCTGTCCAATAGCGCGCTCTGTAGTAACGAATACGTTAGAACCAGCAACATCATCAGGTGTAAAGTTCTTCTCAATAGCCTTAAGGAATTGCTTTTCAGCAATATCCATTTCAGCAGTATTCTTGATATTCTGTGCATAAGGTGCACGAATCTTAGTTAGTTTTCCATTATTTTCTACAACAACTTCACCATTGCGTAACAGTTCTAGTACTAAGTGTGACTTAGGACCACTACCAGCAAGCGCCTTGATGTTACCTGCAACAGTATCTACCTGCTTCTCATCAAAGAGATAGACAAAGATATTGTCTGCATTGAAGTTATCTGGAGTAAACTCTGCAGTTGGGTCCTTAAGGAAAAGATTACGAATGCCTTCATTCTTCTGGAATACACCAGTTGAGAAGTCCTTAAGCACATTGTTAGGAGCATCATAGTTGTCAATAAGTTTCTGTACATACCCACGTTTGGCTGCTTCATCACCATTCTGCATCAACTTGACTACATCTGGGATAAACTTATCAGCCACAAAGTTGTTCATGGTGTAGGCAAAGCCTTCCATAAACTGTGGATGGCTAGAATCTACTACCTTATAAAACTTAAAGACTTGTGAATGTTTACTAGAGCGCATATCAGATACTGATTGCTTACGATTAATCTGTGCACGCCAACCACGAACTGCATCTGATAGTTCTTCTTCTGCATCTGCATTCTTAAAACTGTTACCCATTGCATCATACTGATACTTACCCCAACGAGATACCAACTTCTGGAACTGATTACCTTGTGGGTCTGCAATTACCATTGATAAGAATGACAGAGGGCTAGAAATAATATTGTTATGTCCTGAGAACAACTGACGCATCTGCATTTCTGCAATGTTACGGAAGATGTATGAGAATCGGAATACTAACTGTGCTGTACGCCATACATCGCCAAACTCTTCTGCAAGTACTTTACCTTGACGAACACGACCATAAACAGCATTAGCCTGGAAGTTAGTAAGAGTCTTTAGGACTGCTTTGCTATCAGGAAGGTTAATCATATCGCGCAATAACTGGTGTTCTAGAATTGCATCAGGCAATTGAACAGCATCTCCGCCAGCATTAACAATTGTAGGTACGCGGTTTTCTGCAATTGAACCTAGGCTATAAGCCTTTTCGATTGCTTCTTCCTTGCCAGTAATCTTTGTTGAACGCTTAAGGATATCCATCTCTTCAGGAGTAAGGCTGAGTTTCTTGCCAATCTCTTCAGTAATATCTGTAATGCTTTTTTCAATTGCTACAGCACGTTCTTGATTTGTAGTAGCCTTGAATAAATTGCGCTGGGCAGCAGCAATAATTGCTTCTTGACGGTCTTTGCCAAGCACTGTCTTAAATGCTGCAGAACTAATCCAGTCTTCAATTCCGTTTACAGTACCTGATGCATCACCTAAATTAAGCATTGTTCCACGTACATAGAATCGGTTAAACGACTTCTCAATGGCTTCTGCCATGCGTACTGGTGTAAATGATACAGGGTCTACAAGACGTGCTAGAGGGTTTGCTGTCATCTTACCAGCCTGTGCCTTAAGTCCTAGTGACAAAGAAGCCTTAAGATTACGTGGGTCTGTACTTTCTACACCCATATGGTTAAGGAATACCTTTAGTACATCATCAGATGTTTTAGCAGCAACTAATGAATCTACCATCTCTTTATCTAGTTTCTTACCAAAGAATCGATGAATAGTAAGTGCATCATCTTCTTTTGCTACAATCTCTGCAATTTCATTAAAGCGACGACCAAGCATGAACTGCAATGGCTTGCTAAAGTCTTTGCCAACTTGTCCACCAAATGCATCAACAATTCCAATTTCAGAACTAAGTTGCTCACGTAGTGCAGTCTTTTCTGAGATTTCAGTTTCAATTTTAAGAATCTTCTTAAGACCCTTGTACTCTGGGTCATTAATAAGTTCGCGTAGAATCTCTGGGTCTTTATTAGCCAAGTCACGAAGAGATGAAATATAGGCAATACGGTCATCTAATTTAATCTGCTGATTAACAATGTCATCTAATTGGTTCTGACGTTTAGCAAGTGATGTTTCTGTATCCTGAATAGAACCAAGTAACTTAGCAATATTAGGACCAAGATTAGTTGGGTCAGTAATTTCTGCTGCAGCCATAGCAACCTCTGCGCGAGATGCAGCAAGTCGTGGTGTATTAGTGATTACAAAACCACCCTTACCACCATAGATTGAACGAATGTTTGAAAAACCGTCAACTTTCCAGATTTCAGCAACAGCATCTGAGATTTTAGCCATAACAGCAGGGTTCTTAATCTGTGCTACACGACCAATCAAGGAACCAAGGCTTTCACCTTGTACAAGTTCATCCCCCGCTGTATATAAAGACCCTAAGAAGCCTTCAAAGTTTGCTGTGTCTTGCTTAAGTGAACTAGCAAGGTCATCAAAAGCCTGCATAGCAGAAACATCGCCAGTTTCAGTAGCAAATTGGTCTAACTTATCAATTAATTGTGCACGACGAGCAGACTCTTCTGTAATCTCATCTAGGGATGCACCCTTAAATGTGTCTGCAAGGTCAAGCAACTTAAAATCTTCGCTACCTTTAGCAGTCATAACGTACTCATCTAGACCAGAAGCACCAACTGTAATTTTTCCTGCTTCAGGAAGTTCATCTGTTATGATTAATCCTTCAAAGAATCCACCAGTGTTCTTCATATCGGCAGACAAAGTATCTACTGCTTTAGTTAGTTCACCATTTTGAACCTTAGGATTATATACAAACCACTCAGCAACCTTATTTGGTGAAAGAGTTGCAGCAGCAGTTGGGTCAGTTGCAAGATTTGAAAAGATATCTTTCTCAGTATTGAGCATTTTTGCAACAGTCTTAGACATAAGTTGTGACTTTTGCTTTTCAATTGTGCTAACTTCAAGAGAAGTCTTCTGATATTCAGATGAAAGACGCTTGTATCCCTTTGCTGCTTCCTTCTTACCAAGAGCCTCAAGTTCCTGAATGTCCTTGGTTACGCTAGCAACCTTCTCATCCTTAAGTGCTTGCTGTCCTGCTGTTGATAAAGGTGAGACTATTTCCTTAAATTTTGAAATCTTCTTACCTTGGCTGATAACTTTAGTAGCAGCGCCTGCACCAACCCATGTAGATGGGTCAAGTGCGATGTTCAAAGTTGCATCAAGCAATCCTGACATGACTTTGTATGCTGTTGAATCTGGAGTTGCGCCAATTGACTTGGCTGCGAAACGTCCAATAGTAAATGATTGACCATTAATCTTGCCATAGGCAGCCATAGCCTTAGCCTGGTCTTTGCCTACACGTGATTCAGGCCCAATAAAGAATCCAGAACCTGTATCTACACCAGGCTTACCACCAACAACATCTGAAATTAAAGAACCAAACTGTGTATTCTTTCCACCAAGTGTTGCTAAATCTTTTACAAACTGTCCTGCATTACCTGCAGATACGTCACGTGTAAGTGTAGTTACAAGGTCATATGGCTGACGTAGCATAGCAAAACCTACACGAGTAGCACCCTTGATAGGGTCATAGATTGCATTACTAAATGCTGAACCAATAGAACCTAAAAGTCCACGGTCTTTTTTAACATTAGACTTAATCTTCTCAACGTTCATTGCATCGTTTTTGAGTTGAGTGATACCGTCTACTGAAACAATCTTACCGATACCAGGAGTATCAACAGTTAATCCCTGCTTGACCATAGACATTACTAGGTCTTTACTCATATTTGGATAGCGCGAAGTAATTGCGTTAAAGTTATCAAATTTATCTGGAGTCAAGGTAGCAGCCTGCATGGAAACCATACGGCGCATTGTCTCGCCTTGGTTATTATACAGTGACTGAGCAGCAGGTGATAATGTTGGATTAGCCACTAAATACCCAATTCGTTGTATGCTTCAACAATCATGCGTAATTGACGTGAATCAGGATTTGCCATTAGCATTGCACGCGCAAGAACTGAACCTTGGTCGATTGCATCAACTGGTGAAGGTAGTACTTCTTGTCCTCCACCAGGACCATAGGTTGCACCCTCTGACAGAGGAACACCTGGTGTACCAGGAGCAAATGCATTAACAGCATCTACTGAACCTGTAAGAGGATTACCTTGTGGTATATTTGCTTGTGGTGTAGAAACATTAGTAGATGCTGCACCTGCAATAGATGTTAAATCTGAACGTTCACTGTAAGAACCACCAGATGCATTTTCAATCTTTGCTTCACGTTGAATCTTCGCAACACGTTCTGAGATATTATTGTCGGTACGCTTAGCGTCTGCTCCGACACCCGAGACTACTTCATTTACTGCCATTAGTCTTCATCCTCATCTAAGTGTTTTCTAACATCGTCTAGTGTTGGCGCTGATTGCATCCAGTCAGGATATGCTTGCTTTGCAGAAAGAATATACAAAGCATTATCAACTGTAAATCCTGCTTTACGCAATGACTTATAAAACTCATGTAACTCAATAGCGTACTGGTCTAGTTTTGAGTAGTTATCATCAACTACTTTTTTCTTCCTTGTAGCCATTTTGTTTCCTTATCCTAGTCCTGCTAACATTGTTGCTAAATCTGCTGGGGGTTGTTGAGGGGCTCCGCCAGAAGGTTGTCCAGGAGCCGCGGGGGATGTGGGCGATTGCTCAACTGGGCCTTGTGTGCCTGGCGGAGCCATCTCTGGCTGAGTTGGTTGTTGAGGTGCTTCCACCTTAAACACTGCCAACGCAGCAGCCTCTATGCTCTCCCCTTTACGACGACGTTCAATAACGTCGGCAATATTTTGGATTAACTTAGTAGGGTCTTGACCCTGTGCTACCATTGCTGGAATTGCTTGTGCACTTGCAGTAATCGATGCAGTAAGATTCTCACGCATCTTTTCAATCTCAATACGTTGTTCTTCCATAGTAACGTTAACGCTCCATGGCAACTCACGACGAATGAAGTCCTTAGATACTAAGTCAGCACCTAATGCTTGTAGAGAGAAAATCAGAGCACGCGAAGGGTCTAATCCAGCCATCAAGCCATATCGGACTTCTACCGAAGTATCGCCCTTAATGTCCTTGCTTGGCATGTACTTTAACTCGTACGGTGTGCCTTGCGCTACGCCTCTGACACTCTTTTCCTTATTGAAAAGGAGTTCATCCATTTCAAAACATAACTTGATTACATCTTCCAACACCTCAGCAAGAACTGTTTGACCAGCCTTAATCTGAGAGTCGAAAGCACCAAGTAATGCTTGGACACCTTGACCAGTGATAACACTTGCGTCAATGTTTCCAGTTCTACCTTCAGGATATCGAGCACCTAAACGTAATTCAGATTGGAGTGCTGATTGCTCCTGGAAAGTAGCCGTGGGAATATCCAAACGGACACGCCCAACACCATTAGGTTGTGAAGTGCGGATGATTGCATCTGGGCCCATAGGCATATCCAGAACATCGTCAGGCACAACGAGAGGGGCTTGGATTGACTTTTCAGCCGCTTCCATAGCCAAGTTTGCAAAACGTGCACGTGCAAGTTGTACAAAGATTACATCATCAAACTGTCCACGAGGCTTACCATCAATAGATGGACGCTCTGCAATAACTACTGTCATTCTACCCATAGGGTTAATAGCACTGCTAAGGACAAGGTTCTTGCGTGATGGTACATACAAAGTAATATTATTCTTATCCATGTAGCGGATAATTTCTAGTTCATTGTTTAGGTTCTGTTCAAAACCAAACTGACCAAGGATTGCTCTCTGATGCTCAGGAAACTCATTGACGAGTTCACCCATGCTCTTTACATAACGCTTTGCGTATGCAACCAAACGACCAAAACGGTCACGCTCATAGTAGACACCAGTTGGGTCTTCTACGCGGATGCGTGGCATATCGTTTTCCCAGTCTGCCTCAACGTGGACAGGTAAGAAACCATAGGAGAAGTACTGGTCAGAACCACCATACATTTGAGTTTGTAGACGTGAATGATAAACATAGTTGTTAGCAATCATGCTGCGCTTATCAGCAAAAGCACGTGCTCTATCTGATGTTACATTTGTAGTCGAGCAGTTGATTGATGGCAATGGAGCCAATACTTCTGCTAAATCGCGTGCTGCAACGTCAACAAAGTTAGCAACCATGGCATGAGGCATACCATCTGGAAATAGGTCAGGATAAATCTCAACCATGCGTCCTTGACGCACAGCAAGCACATTCCCCATTTGTGAATCACGCTCTACGGCGCGATGCTTCATAGCATCTACGCGACGCGCAATTAAGTCAATGTCTGCCATTTTTATCCTATTCGTTTTCGCCAAATTCATAGTCATTTAGATTGACCATATAGCGTTCTCGTTGTTGTCTTGGTGTTGCCCATTTATTAGGTAAGTGGCTTTGACCCATACGGGTTGTGCCAATGATTTCGCGTGCTCGTAGTTCACAGAACCACAAAGCCATTACGCAGTCAGTCTTACCTTTAGTATCAGGCTTCCAAGTAATCAATTGCTGGATTAAAGCCTTAATGCCTTCTGAACCATCTTGTGATGGCAATTCCATTAAATTATCATCTTGATGTGTATTACCACGCATAGTCCCAAATAGACCAGACATAGCAGCCACACCAAAACCTGTATCCCATTTATTTCTACCTGTGAACTGGCTAGAGAATCTCACACCAGCAGAGGCAAGAAAGTTACGCAAGACTTCATCTAAGGCATAAGCCTTCTGATGAGCATTGGTTTCAATACGTAGTTCTTGTGGGCGATACTTATCAACCCACTCTTCAATCAACTTCTGAATCTTTTGCGGTGTAGGCTCCTGCATATTCTCTACATCCAAGATGTATCGCTTACGAGTTTGCCTATCTACAGTCATAACAACTGCTGCGGTATTGCCACTCATAGCAGGGTCTAGACCCATAATGGTATACCAGTGACCACGTTCATCAGGATGTCCAGCAGCACCAGGCTTTAGAGGTCCTCGTTTGCGCATCCTATTGACAGAACCTTGGACACACGCAGGGGGAAAGATTGAATCCTCTTGGACGTCTTGCTGTTGATAAACAAGTGCCCAAGCAGAAGGAGAGACTTCTGAACGTCTACGAAACAGTGCTGGCCCATTCCATTTAGGATAAAGACCGTCTTCATCGGGTAGGATGTTCTCATCTGAACCCTCCCATGGGATATTAGACTTTGGCCAAAGGGTAATCCATTTTTCGGGGTCATCGTCATACTCCAATACTGCAGGCATCGACATGTATGTAAAGGGAGTTTTGCCACCAGTCCAGTGGTCAGGGTTTCTAATCTCGCGGTATAAATCATTTGAGGCGATACGTGTGCCTACGATAAGTAACTTACCAGAATCACCTAGACGAGTTACAACGTCTCGCTGCAACCACAATAGTTGCTTTTCCCATTCATGAGCGTTAGATGTAGTAACAACGTCGTCAAGAATGATAAGGTTAGAACGCGCACCAGTGATTTGACCACCAACACCCAGAGCCTGAACAGTCGGGTCCTTTTCGGTGGAATCGCGGCTGAGATAAATACGGTCAGCCTTCCAGGTATCAGCATCTTCTTTCCATCCTCCAGCAGAACCATAGACACTCTGCATCTTAGCCCAGCGTTCATGAGATAGGCGCTGCTTGATAGAGTAGAGATACTCCTTGGCACGCTCTTGAGTTTTGGAGACGATAGTAATCTTAATATTGGGGTCCATGGCAATACGGTAGACACAGTAGTTGACTGTGATAACTGTAGACTTAGCGTGCTCAGGCGGAACGTTTAAGAGCAAACGCTTAGCCGAGGCTGGCTCATAGACCATGCTATTGTGGATGTAACTTGGCTCACGTCCTTCTAGGATATCAATCCAGGAACGGTGGTGAGGAAAAATCGGGCTATCTAGAAACTCTGCTGAGAACTGCTCAAAGCCTATCTTGTACTTGACATCTCCTGTGGTAATGCTGAGAACCTTTTCGCCCTCTAAACGGGCTTTCTCCAAGGACTTCATAAACTGCTCGTCCTGGCGCCAGGTCTTCATGACATCTGGCTTACGGTCAGACCTTGCTATGGCATCATCTAGGGATAGTCCCTGACTTACAAACTCAATTACCTTTGCCTTAGCCTCTTTGAGTGCTATGACATTATGGTGTTCTTTACCTTTGCCTGCTGCCATGACTCCCCTTATTAAACCCTCATATAAAACCAGGGTTATTTCCCCCTTATCGCTCGGCTCGCTTGCGAGCCTCGCTACCCCCTCGTATGTTCGTGGCTGGCATCAAAGCCAGCCCTTACGGTCTGTCTTAGCCACCCACTCACAGTCAGATAAACTCACTCTGTAGTAGTCGTTCGTTTATCGTTACATATATACTAACCCGTTCAAATATAAAAACCGAACGGTACTATATATTAAATGTGACGAAAGTCACCCGTTTTATTATACTAATACGGACATACGGGACACTAGAGGCCAAATACTGTAAAAATATTTTTGGCCGATAGTGTATACCTATAGCCAGGGGCTATTAATAGCACTGGGGTCGCTGGGGCGACCACGAAGTTTTTCAGCGAATGATGAGCGCGAGGGACGAGCGCATTCGCGTCTTTATCCTCTATCCCGTCTGCAAGACGGGCAGGCTTTTAGTATTTCGCGTACGCGATAATACAAGCCATCGGCAGACCCGAGCGAGCGAAGCGAGCGAGGCGATTTTTGTTTGTGTTGGGCGAATAAGGGGCTGAGCGTGTGGGGTGACTATCTGCCCGCCTGTTGGCTGTTCGGGCTTCTGCGGGCTTCTGGTGGCTTCTGGCGGGTATCCCTGCGGGC